CTCATGCAGACAATCCAGCGCGGCAAGACGCCGATGCCGCCGCGGCTGTTGATTTACGGAACCGAAGGCATCGGCAAGAGCACGCTCGCGGCGAATGCACCCAGGCCCATCTTCATCCAGACGGAGGACGGCCTCAACGAGATCGCCTGCGAGAAGTTTCCGCTGGCGACCACCATCGATGACGTGCTGACGGCCCTGGCGGAACTGGCGGCCGAGGAGCACCCGTACCAGACGGTCGTCCTCGACAGCCTGGACTGGACCGAACGGCTCATCTTCGACGCCGTCTGCCGCGAGTTCCGCGTCAGCAGCATCGAGAAGGCCGACGGCGGCTACCAGCGCGGCTACGTCCACGCCCTCACGCATTGGCGAAAGGTCGTGGATGCGCTCAACGCGCTCCGCGTCGGCAAGGGGCTCGCTGTCATCCTCATCGCCCACGCGAAGGTCGAGAAGTTCGAGGACCCCGAGGCGACGACCTACGACCGTTACAGCCCTCGTCTGCACAAGCACGCCTGCGCCCTGCTGACTGAGTGGTGCGACGCGGTTCTCTTTGCAACGCGGAAGTACCGCACGGAGACCGAGGACACCGGCTTCGGCCGCACGCGGACCATCGCGGTCGGCGTGGGCGCGGAGGGCGGCGAGCGCATCCTGCGCTGCATCGGGAGTCCCGCGTGCGTTGCCAAGAACCGCTACGGCCTGCCGGCCGAGCTGCCGCTTTCGTGGCCCGCCCTGATGGCAGGCCTGACCCAGAAACCCCAGGAACAGGAAGGAGAAGTAGCCCATGGCTAACCTCAATGGATTCAACGCGAACCAGGTGGACCCGGCGACCGACTTCGAGGCCATCCCGGCGGGCAAGTACGTCGCCGTCGTCACGGCCTCGGAGATGAAGCCGACCAAGAACGGCAACGGCTCGTACCTGGAACTAACCTTCCAGGTCATCGAGGGCGAGTTCAGGAACCGCCTGCTCTGGGAGCGGCTCAACCTCGACAACCCCAACCCGCTGACGGTGAAGATTGCCCGCAGCGAGCTCTCCGCCCTCTGCCGGGCCGTGGGCGTCATGGAGCCGAAGGACTCCTGCGAGCTGCACAACCTGCCGCTGGTCATCAGCGTCAAGCAGAAGACCGATGCCGACGGCGAGGTGCGGAACGAGATCAAGGGCTACGCCAAGCGCGAAACGGCGGGCGGCGCGAAGCCCGCCCAGAACGCCAACGCCACGCCTCCGTGGAGGCGCGGATGACGGAGGTGCTGCTTCCCATCCGCACGTGGTCCGAGCCGAACCTTCGCGGCCACTGGGGGCGGCGCGCCCGCAGGGCGCACAAGCAGCGCGAGGCCGCCCGGCTTCTCGTCCGGGCGGCCCTCGTCCCGCTGCCGCCGGGCACGGGCAGGCGGAAGACCGTCGTGCGGCTGACGCGCATCGGGCCGCGTCGGCTCGATTCGGACAACCTCGCCGCCGCGCTGAAGCACGTCCGCGACGGCTTGGCGGACGCCCTGGGCATGGACGACGGCGACGAACGGCTGACGTGGCGCTACGCGCAGCGGAACGGTAGCCCCGGACAGTACGCCGTCCTCGTGGAGGTCGAGACCGATGACAAGTCGTAACGCACCCCATCCGCACGCCATGCTCGTCACGGATGACCGCAGGATTTCGCCCGCCCGAACCCAGGCGGGGGCTGTGAAGAACCGAAAACGCGAAGTCCGCTGCTGCCCCGGTTGCGGGCGGGACACGACCTGCCGATTCTGCCCGGCCTGCACCGCGGGCCGAAGCGGCGCGCGGCGCAATCGCGACGGCGAACGCGGTCGACGCCGCAGCAAGGAGCACTGGCCGGGCGACGTCTTCGACGACGACCGGTATGACGAGGAGTCGGGCCCCGATGACGTATTCGACGACAGCGCTCTGTGAGGCGCAGAGCACGGGCATGACGCTGCGGCCATACCAGCGCGAGGCCGTCGAGGCGGTCTATGACCACCTGCGCGCGCGGGATGACAACCCTTGCGTCGTCATCCCGACGGCCGGTGGCAAGACCCCGGTGATGGCCGCCATGTGCCGCGACGCCGTCGCCCGGTGGGACGGACGGGTGCTCATCCTTGCCCACGTGAAGGAACTGCTCGAGCAGGCCGTGGACAAGCTCCGCGCGATGGCCCTGGACCTGTGGAACCGCGTCGGCGTCTATTCGGCGGGCCTGGAAAGGCGCGACCGGGACCACCCCATCATCGTCGCGGGCATCCAGAGCGTCTATCGCAGGGCGCGGGAACTGGGGCGCTTCGACCTGGTTCTCATCGACGAGGCCCACATGGTGCCCCCGGACGGCGAAGGGATGTACCGCACCTTCCTGGCCGACGCGAAGGCCGTCAACCCCGGCGTGCGGCTGGTCGGCCTGACGGCCACGCCGTTCCGCATGACGACCGGGACCATCTGCTCGCCAGAGAATCTGCTCAACCACGTCTGCTTCGAGGTGAGCGTTCGCGAGCTCATCGTGCAGGGGTATCTCTGCCCGCTGGTCGCCAAGGGCACGCGAGAGGACATAGACACCAGCGGACTGCACGTCCGGGCAGGCGAGTTCGTGGCCGACGAGGTCGAGGCCCTGATGGACCAAGCCGCGCGTGTGGAGGCCGCGTGCGCGGAAATCGTCGAGCAGACTCGCGAGCGCAAGAGCGTCCTGGTCTTTGCCAGTGGAATCCAGCACGCCCGGCACGTAGCCGACACGTTGGCCCGAATGGGCGGCCAGGTCGCGTGCGTCTTCGGCGAGACGCCCTCCGACGTGCGGGCCCGAACCATCGCGGAGTTCCGCGCCGGGCGGCTGAAGTACCTCATCAACGTCGGCGTTCTGACACACGGCTTCGACGCCCCGAACATCGACTGCGTGGTTCTGCTGCGCCCGACCAACTCGCCGGGACTCTATTACCAGTGCTGCGGTCGTGGCTTTCGGTTGCATCCGGGCAAGTCGAACTGTCTCATCCTGGACTTCGGCGGCAACGTCCTTCGACACGGGCCCGTGGACGACCTGCGAATCAAGGAAGGCCGCAACGGCACGGGCGTTGCCCCGGCCAAGAAGTGCCCCGAGTGCCTGGCCCTTATCGCCGCTGGCTACGCGACTTGCCCCCAGTGCGGCCATGAATTCCCGCCGCCGGCGTGCCAGGAGCACGACACGCGGGCAAGCACCGCCGCGGTCCTGTCTGGCGAAGCCACGGTCGAGACCTACCCGGTGCAGGAGGTCGCCTACTCCGTCCACGTGAAGCGCGACGCTCCCGAGGACCACCCACGGAGCATGCGTGTCGATTACCGCATCGGCTTCTCGCGCTGGCAGTCGGAGTGGATTTGTCTCGAGCACACTGGCTACGCCCGGCATAAGGCCGAAGCCTGGTGGCGAAGGCGCTGCGACCTGCCCGTCCCGAACTCGGCCGAGGACGCGGTCTATTTCGCCGAACGCGGGGCGCTCACACCCACGACGAGCATCACCGTGCGGCACGTCTCCGGCGAAGAGTTCGACCGCATCGTCGGCTACGAGCTCGGCGAAAAGCCCGCATACCGCGAACCCGGCTGGGATGACGAGGCGGACGCGGGCGAAGCTGTCGCCAGTGCCGTCGATGACGCAGAAGACATCCCGTTCTGAGGAACTGCATGGAAGAGTTCCTGAACATGCTGTTTGCCGAGGCCGTGGCCGAGAATCGGCGGCTGTGCGTCTTCACGCTGCCCGACCGGCGGACGAGGCATTTTTCGTCGCTTACCGCCGCCGCGCTCCATGCCGCCGAGGAGGCGAAGACCAAGGAGGTCTACTTCGGCGTCAGCCTGGCAGGCCGGAACTTCGGCAAGCGCAACTCCGCGTCCGACGTCGTAGCCATCGTCGGCTTATGGGCTGACATCGACCTGGCCGCGCCGTGGCGGGCGGAGAAGCCCTTGCCGCGCACCATCGACGAGGCCCGGACCATCCTGGACAGGCTGCCCCTCGCGCCAAGCGTCCTGGTGGACTCCGGCCACGGCCTGCACGCCTACTGGCTCTTCAAGGAGCCGTGGGTCTTCGAGACGCCCGACGAGCGCATCGAGGCGGCCAAGACTGCCCGCGGCTGGGTCCAGACCGTCCGCAGCGTGGCGCGCGACCTGGGCTGGGAAATCGACTCCGTCGGCGATCTGGCTCGCGTCCTGCGTCTGCCGGGGACGGTCAACCGCAAGGGCGACATGCCCGTCGAGGTCCGCGTCCTGGAGTCCAGCGACCGCAGGTACAACCCCGACGACTTCGACCCCTTCGCGGCCGACGAAGTCCCAGCCGAGACGGACGAGGTCCAGGTCGGCGCACTGGCATTGCGGCCCGACGCCGAGCCGCCCGCCGACAAGTTCGCCCCGCTCTACCAGGCCTGCCCTGCGTTCGCCCAGGCGTGGAACCGCCAGCGGCCGGACTTGGCGGACCAATCGCAGAGTTCCTACGACCTGTCGCTGGCCGACATCGCCGCGCTGAACGGCTGGAGCGACCAGGAGATAGCCAACCTTCTCATCGCCGCCCGGCGAAGGCACGGCCAGAAGCCGGAGAAGGCCCTTCGCGCCGACTATGTCACGAAGACCATCGCCTCGGCCCGGCGCGCGGCGGAAGAGCGCAACGGCGAAGGCGTGGACCTGTCCGGCCTCCAGGCCGGCGCGCAGCCCGCCATCTCGACGCCCAAGAGCCTGCGCCAGTTGGTGGTCGCTTACCCATCGCTTCGGCCGCCGGTGATCGAAGGACTCCTGCGCGAGGGCGAGACGATGAACGTCATCTCGGCCCCCAAGATCGGCAAGAGCTGGCTCGTCATCGACCTGGCGCTGGCGGTCGCCACAGGGCGGCCGTGGCTGGGCATGGACTGCGTGCCGGGCGAAGTGCTCATCCTTGACAATGAACTCCACGGTAACACCTCGGCCAACCGCGTTCCGAAAGTCGCCGCCGCGCGCGGCATCCCCTTCGACGACGTGGCGGACCGGGTGTACGTCGAGAACCTGCGCGGGCGGTTGATGGACCTCTTCGCCCTCAGGCCATACTTCCGGCAGTTCGCGCCCGGCCGATTCAAGGTGGTCATCCTCGACGCCTTCTACCGCTTCCTGCCCATGCGGACCGACGAGAACGACAACGGGACGATGGCCAATCTCTACAACTACGTGGACGCCTACGCCGACCACCTGAAGTGCTCGTTCGTCATCATTCATCACACCAGCAAGGGCAACCAGTCGCTCAAGGAGGTCACGGATGTAGGCGCGGGAGCAGGCGCGCAGTCCCGCGCCACGGACACGCACCTCATCCTGCGCCGCCACGAGGAGGAGGACGCCGTGGTCATGGAGGCGGCGGTCCGCTCGTGGCCGCCCCTGCCCCCACGATGCCTTCGCTGGGCCTGGCCGGTCTGGACGCCCGCCGACGACCTCGAGCCGTCGGCGCTGAGAACGGAAGGTGGCAGGCGGAGCGCCAAGGGCGGCGATGAAGAGGAAGCGCCGTCCTACGACGCCGCCGGGTTCGCCAGGCGATTCCTGGGCGAGGAGCCCAAGAGCCAGGCCCGCATCCTCGAGGAGGCCGAGGCGGAGGGCCTGTCGTCCCGGCGGGTGAAACGGCTGCTCGACCTGGCTGAGGAAGAGGGCCTGGCGTTCCGGTGGTCGGTCGGACCACGGAAAGCCCCGGGCTACGCCACGGTCGAACAGTCCCAGGACGAGCCGCAGGACAACAGCAAGCGCGCGGCGGTCGAGGCGCTTCTGGCCTCCGAGCCGGGGCTGTCCACGAAGGACGTGGCCGAGCGGTGCGGCGTGTCGCCGCGATACGTGCGGCAGATTCGCCGCGAATTGGAGGCGAGCAAGTGAATGCGACAAGCGGAACAGTACGCGGAACTGGAGGCGGAAGTTCCGCCGGAGTACCGGCGGAACAACAAACGGAACTGTTCCGCCCTTGTTCCGCCCCGCTCGCCGTCGCAAGTGGCCATAGACGAAGTGGTTACGACGCAAGTGGAACAACGGAACGCTCTTGCGCGCACACCCCCCATACCCCCCAGCGCGCGAACGGCCTGAAGGCCGTCGCGCGGGCTGGGGTGCGTGCGCGCGTGCGAGTTTCATGTTTCATGGTTCCTCCGCCGCGAGCGTGGGTGGAGACGCCGGCGGGAACGGTCGCGCGTTTGGGCACAGTTTGTTTTGCGTGTCCGGCTTTTCGGCGCGGCAGGTCGCACCAGGTCGCCCCCACGCGCTACCGGTTCGTGGGGTCGAGGAATCCCGCCGCCCCGGCCCAAAGGTCGCAACCTGACGCAACCTGGCGCGAACGGGGCGGAACCCTTGGACGATTTCAGACGCCCGCCCGGCCGACGGGCAAGGAGGATTGAGCCATGAAGGTCGAACTTCGCAAGGTTTCGGACATCAAGCCCTACGAGCACAACACGAGGCAAAACGACGCGGCGGTCGAGGCGGTCGCCCGGTCCATCCGGGAGTACGGGTTCCGCCAGCCCGTCGTCGTGGACGCCGAGGGCGTCATCGTCGTGGGGCACACCCGGTGGAAGGCGGCGCAGAAGCTGGGGCTGGAGATGGTCCCGGTCCACGTGGCGACCGACCTCACGCCGGCGCAGGTCAAGGCCTACCGCATCGCCGACAACAAGGTCGCGGACCTGGCCACCTGGGACATGGAACTCCTGCCCATCGAGCTTTCCGAACTGCGCGGCATGGACGTGGACCTGGAACTCCTGGGCTTCTCGTCGGCGGAGCTGGAGAAGATGCTCGGGGCGGCCGGCACCGAGGGCCTGACCGACCCGGACGCCATCCCCGAACCGCCGGACGAGGCGGTCACGCAGCCGGGGGATTCGTGGGTACTCGGCAAGCATCGCCTCTTCTGTGGCGACTCGGGCAAGACCGAGGACGTGGACCGGCTCCTGGACGGCGCGACCGTGCAACTGGTGAACACCGACCCGCCCTACAATGTCGGCGTCGCCAGCCGGAGCAACAACGCCATCGCCCTCTCCGGCGACCGGCCCATCGGCCAGCAGGGCATGGACATCGCCATCCGTGGCGAGACCCACGCCACGACGGGCAAGCTCCGCCCCAAGGACCGCCCGCTGGTCAACGACTTCATCTCCGACGAGGAGTTCGCGCGGCTCCTGCGGTTGTGGTTCGGCAACATCCAGCGCGTGCTCGAACCCGGCCGGGCCTTCTACATCTGGGGCGGATACTCGAACATCTGGAACTACCCCAACGCCCTCCGCGAGTCGCAGCTTTACTTCTCGCAGATGATCATCTGGGTCAAGGAGCATCCGGTCTTGACGCGGAAGGACTTCATGGGCAACCACGAGTGGTGCTTCTACGGCTGGAAGGAAGGCGCGGCGCACTACTTCAACCCGGAGATCACCAACGCCACCGACGTCTGGAGCGTGAAGAAGGTCAACCCGCAGTCGATGGTGCACCTTACGGAGAAGCCGGTCGAGCTGGCGGTACGGGCCATGACCTACAGCAGCAGGCCGGGCGAGAACGTCCTCGACCTCTTTGGCGGCTCGGGGAGCACGCTCATCGCAGCGGAGAGGACCGGGCGTCGGGCGCTGGTGATGGAGATAGACCCGCTCTACTGCGATGTCATCGTCCGGCGCTGGGAGGAGTTCACGGGCAGGAAGGCCGAGCGCCTTGCGGCGGAGGTCACGGCATGAGTCGTCGCATTGCTGCCACCCGCGCTGGTAAAGCCGCCTTTACCAGCGACGGGCGCAAGTCAAGATGTCTTTACCAGCGGAGGGCGGCAATGTCGGCGAGACTGGATGCCCTGAACGACCAAACCCCGGCTTGCGCCGGGGTGGTCGAAACGGAGGGTTTGAACGATGCTACGCCTTGAGCGTGAACATCCCGCGGTCGGCCTTGGCGAAGCGCGACGCGTCGCCCTTCTTCTGAATTTCCCGGAGGATGGCGGCGTAGACCGTCGCGGACGGCGTCTTGCCACCGGTTTTCCAGTACCCCTTCTCGACGGCCCGCTCGACGATGGTCTTGCAGTTGAGCGGTTCACCCGCGTCGGCCAGCACCTTCGCGGCAGCGTCTAGGCCGCTCATCGTGCCGTCCTTGCGCTCGGCCTTCTTGCGGGGCTTCGGCTCGCCCGCGGCCTTGGCAGCCTTGGCCTTCGGCGGCACGACGCCGACCGGGACGCCCAGGACCTTCGAGGCGACCTTGGCGGCCGTCTGAAGCGCCTCGGTCTCGCGCTCCTGCTTGCCGGCCTCCTGCTTTTTCCGCCACTGGTCCTCCGGTGTGCCCTCGCCCCGGATGCGGCCCGTCGAGAACCGGAGGGTCTCGGTCTTGCCGCTGGGATGCAGGACCGTGCCCTCGTACCGCCCGTGGCCCAGTTCCTTGTCGGCCCGCACTGGCAGGTATGTGCCGCCCGAGGCCACCGAGTAGACGTTGCCCAATACGACCTTTCTTGCCTTGCTCATGTCCGTCTCCTCGCCGGCGATTGCTTCCCGCGTTGCGGCGTCGGCCGGCCTGCGAAGCCGCTGCGGGCTTTTGATGCGGACGGCTCGGTGCGTCTCGACGTTGACCGCGTCCCATCCGCCGTACCTCGACTCGCCGGTGATCCGCACCGGCACGACCCGGCCGCTGACCTTCGCCAGGTAGCGGCCACCGATGACGACCTCGTTCTTCTTCATGGCTTGCACCTCCTACCTGCGGTCGATGGTGATGTAGCCCAACTCGGCCAGGACGTCGTTGACGCGGTCCCAGCCGCCCAGGCACTCGGCCAACCGCTCGGCGAACCAGCGGACGCCACGGTCCACGGCGTCGTCGCCGGTCGGGCGCGCCCCCACCAGCGCCGTGGCCATCACCGCCGCGGCCTCCGGCGAGACGCAGTCCCGGACCAGATCCCGCAGTTCCTTGCCGGGGTCGGCGGGGTCATTCGGCGGCACGGTCACGCGGACCTTCTTGCCGCCGAAGTCCGCCTCATAGGTTTCGGGTCTCTTGCGTTTCATGATTCGTTTCTCCTCTTGCCGGATAGCGCCGGTCTCGCTTGCGTTTCAGTCCTCGAAGGCCTCGATAACCCGCCGGTAGGCGGCGACGTCGCCTTCCGTGCCGCGGTGGCCGTCGAGATACTCCTGGACCACCTTGGCCACACCGTCGTTTGCCTGACGGCTGTTCGCCCAGCCGATGAGCCGGAAGGCCTCACCGACCGGCACGCCCTCACCATCGCGGCGTTCGACGACCTTCGTCACCCGCGTTCCGGTGATGACGATCCGCCTGCCGTCGCGGCGGATGGTCGCCGTTCCGAGCGGCCCTTCGATGTCGATTCGCGTCGTCTTCATGGTTCCGTCTCCTTTCCGTTTCGCGCCGGCCTTCGCCATGCCAGCGATCAGATCAGGCCATGTTTTTTGGGCAAGCCAAGGCGAATCTGCAGAATGGACACAGATTCTGCGATGTCGCATGTCGCGGAGGGGTAAAGACTTATGTCGCGTAGCGAAGATTCCGGGCAGATTCCGCCGCATCCGCCGCAAGGCCCCGCCGCACCTGGCGGCGCAGGGGCGCTGAGCCCGTCGGCCATGACGCTGGAGCAGGCTGCCCGCGTCCTGGCGGCCGTGGGCGCGCGGCACGCGACGGTCGAGAACATCCGCCGGGACATCGAGGCGGGCGCGCCGGTGAACGCCGACGGGACGGTCAACCTCGTGTATTACGCCGCGTGGCTGGCGAAGGAGATGGCGGCCCGTGGCGATTGACCCCCGCAACCTCAAGCCTGCTGACCTGGCGCGGCTGCTGAACTCCACGCCGCTGGGGACAGTCCTCGACGAGCGCCAGCTTTACCGCCACCGCATGCGGGCGGGATTCCGCATCGGCGATGGCCGGCGCGTGGACCTGTTCCGCTACGTGGCGTGGCTGGTGGACCAGCGGCACGCGCCCAGGAAGGTCGTCGACCCCAGCGCGGAGTACGAGGCGCTCAAGGAACGGGCCGCCGCACGGAACCGGGCGCTGTCGGAGGCCGGGCGCGACATCGGCGAGTTGCCTGTTGTTGTGGACCAGCAGCGGAAGGCGGCGAGCGAGAGGGACTTCCGGTTCTTCTGCCAGGCGTACTTCCCGATGACGTTCTACCTGGGATGGTCGCCGGACCACCTGAAGGTCATCGCCCGCATCGAGCAGGCGGTACTGCACGGCGGGCTCTTCGCGCTCGCCATGCCGCGCGGGAGCGGCAAGACCAGCATCGCCGAGTGCGCATGCCTTTGGGCGGTTCTCTACGGCCACCGGGAGTTCGTCTGCCTCATCGGGGCGTCCGAGGTGCACGCGGTCGAGATGCTCGACAGCATCAAGATGGAGCTCGACGGCAACGACCTCCTGGAGGCCGACTTCCCCGAGGTCGTCCACCCCATCCGATGCCTCGACGGCATCGCCAACCGCTGCTCGGGCCAGCTCTACAAGGGCGAGCGGACGCACATCGGCTGGACCGCCAACGAGGTCGTCCTGCCGACCATGCCCGGCAGCAAGGCTTCGGGCGCGATCATCAAGGTGGCGGGCATCACCGGCCGCATCCGGGGCATGAAGTACAAGCGGGCAGACGGCCAGACTGTCCGGCCGTCGCTGGTGGTCCTGGATGACCCGCAGACAGACGAGTCGGCGCGGTCGCTATCGCAGTGCGCGACGCGCGAGCGGATTCTGGCGGGCGCGGTGCTGGGCCTGGCCGGGCCGGGCAAGAAGATCAGCGGCATCATGCCCTGCACCGTCATCCGGCCCGGTGATATGGCGGACAGCATCCTCGACCGCGACAAGCACCCGGAGTGGAACGGCGAGCGGACGCAGATGGTCTACTCGTTCCCCACCAACGAGAAGCTCTGGGCGAAGTACGCCGAGGTCCGCGCCGAATCGCTCCGCGTCCACGGCGACATGCGGGAGGCGACGGCATTCTATGAGGCCAACCGCGAGGCGCTCGACGAGGGTGCGAAGGTCGCCTGGCCGGAGCGGTTCAACCACGACGAGGCCAGCGCCATCCAGCACGCCATGAACCTCAAGCTCCAGGACGAGGCGGCCTTCTTCGCCGAATACCAGAACGAGCCGCTGCTGGAGAAGGGCGTCGAGGACGATGAACTGCTCACCGCCGACCAGGTCGCCCAGAAACTGAACGGCTACAAGCGCGGCGAAGTGCCCCTGGGTGCGAACCACCTGACGATGTTCATCGACGTGCAGGGCAAACTCCTCTTCTGGCTGGTCGCCGCCTGGGCAGACGACTTCACGGGCTACGTGATCGACTACAACGCCTATCCCGACCAGAAGAGGCACTACTTTACGCTCCGGGAGGCGACGCGGACACTACAGATGGCGGCCAAGGGCGCGGGGCTGGAGGGGGCCATCTACTCCGGGCTGGAGGCGGTGACGAACGACCTTCTCGGCCGGGAGTGGCGACGAGAGGACGGGGCGCACCTGAAGGTCGAGCGATGCCTCATCGATGCCAACTGGGGCACGTCCACGGACGTGGTCTATCAGTTCTGCCGCCAGTCGCGGCACGCGGCGGTCCTGACGCCGAGCCACGGACGGTTCGTGGGCGCGTCAAGCATCCCGTTCTCGGAATACCGCCGCAAGCGCGGCGACCGGGTGGGCCTGAACTGGCGCATCCCCAGCGTCCAGGGCCGCCGGGCCATCCGCCACGTGCTCTTCGATTCGAACTACTGGAAGAGCTTCGTCCACTCGCGCCTCGCCGTGGCCATGGGCGACCGGGGGTGCCTGTCGCTCTTCGGTCGAGACCCGGAAGTCCATCGTCTCCTGGCCGAGCATCTGACCAGCGAGTACCGCGTGAAGACCGAAGGTCGCGGTCGCGTGGTGGACGAGTGGAAGCTGCGGCCCGAGGCCTCGGAGAACCACTGGCTCGACTGCCTCATCGGCTGCGCCGTGGCAGCGTCCATGCAGGGGGTGGTCCTGCCGGGCACGGACGCGAAGGTCGGGGTGAGGCATGAGCGCGTGAGACTTTCGGAACTCCAGCGGAGCAAGCGATAGATGGACGAGCACGGCGAGACGACCGAGAAGCCGGAGAACCCGCCCACCACGGTGCCAATGCTGCAAGGGGGCAAGCGCGGCCTGGAGTGCCCGCGCTGCGGCTGCCGGCATTTCCACGTCCTCTACACCCGCGCCGCCATCGGCGGGCGAATCCTCCGCCGCCGCGAGTGCCGCCACTGCGGCCGGCGGCAGACCACCCTACGAGAAGGGGGATGAGTGAACCGGGCACGTTTTCCCTGCGACACGGCCGTCTGGGCGCGTTTTTCCGCGCAGCTGACGACGACGTGCGGCGGTCTACCAGGAACTGCTTTCCTTCAAAGCAATCCGGATAGCCCCTTGACGGTGGCGACCATAGTGGATATTATTCTGTCCAGTTTTGGCCGCAAGTGGAAACCGTTTTTGCCAGGATAGGGCCATGCTGGAAACGCTTAAGACCATGATACTGGACGCACAGGAGGCTCCGCTGCAAACCGGGGTGCCCCGCCGCCTGTCGATGAAGGCGGTTCCCGGCAAGGCATCGGTGTGCATCGGGGTTCGCCGCAGCGGCAAGTCGACCTATCTGTTCCAGATCATGCAGCGGCTTCTCGACGCCAAGGTTCCGCGCCAGAACGTCCTGTATCTGAACTTCTTCGACGACCGCCTGCACGGCCTCCAGCAGGAGGGTCTCGGACAGGTGGTCGAGGCGTACTACTCGCTCTACCCGCAGAAGAAGAATACGGAGACGGTCTACTGCTTCTTTGACGAGATTCAGGCGGTCCCCAAGTGGGAGTCATTCGTGGACCGTCTCATGCGGACGGAGAAGTGCGAAGTCTACCTGACCGGGTCGTCGTCACGCATGCTGTCGAAGGAAATCGCCACCCAGATGCGCGGGCGTGCCCTGTCCTGGGAGCTGTTCCCGTTCTCGTTCCGCGAGTTCCTGGACTATAAGAAGGTGGAAGCCTCCGGCGAGCTTTCCACGAGGAAGCGCTTGCTCGTCCAGAAGGCCTTTGACGATTACTGGGAGACCGGGGGATTCCCCGAGGTGGCGGGGTTGGACCGCCAGCTTCGGATCAAGACGCATCAGGAGTACTTTCACGCCGTTCTTTTCCGAGACCTGGTCGAGCGGCACGACGTGTCCCATCCGAAGGCGGTGTCCGACCTGGCCCACTGGCTGGTGGATAACACTGCCTCCTTCTACACCGTCAACCGGCTGACGGGTTACCTGAAGTCGCTGGGGCACAAGGTCCCCAAGTCGGCCGTGTCGGACTATCTGGCATGGTTCGAGGACGCCTACTTCCTGTTCAGCGTCAGGTTGTTCGACGCCTCCTTGGGGCGCAGCCACGTCAACCCGAAGAAGGTCTACTGCGTCGACCACTCCATGGTCAATTCGGTTTCGTCCGGTGTCCTGGTCAATTCCGGCCACCTCTTGGAGAACCTCGTTTTCGTAGGGCTGCGCAGGACCTGCCCCGAGGTCTTCTACTACAGGACCAGGACGGGGCGGGAAATCGACTTCATCCTCTCCCCGCGGGGGCGTCCGCGAACGCTGATTCAGGTATGCGAGTCGCTGGTCGAACCGCGCACCAGAAAACGGGAAGTCGCGGCCCTGAGCGAAGCGATGTCCGAACTGGGTCTGCGATCCGGCACCATCGTCACGAGGAATGAAAGCGACCGGATTGAAGGCGAAAACGGAACCATCACGGTGGTTCCGATCTGGCGGTTCCTGCTGGACCTCCAGGACACGCGTGAGTAGGCGCATGCGCTTCCTGCTGATAAGCGATACCCACGGCCGACTCGGCATCATCAACGAGTTGGCGGCCCGGACGCGGGCCGACGCCGTGATTCACGCCGGCGACCTCGGCTTCTACGACGACGGGAGCTACGAGCGGCTGTCCGAGCGGGAACTCCTGCTCCACGTCGCACACTCGGACCTTCCGCAGCCCGAGAAGGATCGAATCCTTGGACTCCCCCGCAACGAGCGGGCTGCCGCCGCCAAGGCGCCCCGTCTGCTTGGCGACTTCCAGTCCTACGTCGATGGGCGCGAATCGTTCTGCGTGCCGGTCTACGCCGTCTGGGGCAACCACGAGGATAAGGACGTCGTCGAACGAGTCTTCCGAGGCGATGTCAAGATTGGAAACCTCCATGTTCTGCACCATCGCCAGGCATACAGGGTCGGGCCGGCACTCATCTACGGCTTGGGCGGGAATCTCCTGCCCGGGTCGAAGATGATGCAGAAACCCATCGCCGGTGGCGGCGGCAGGATTTGGAGCATGCTTTCTCAATACGCCGACCTCGTGCGAGCCGCCGACAGCGAGACGGATTGGGCTGGCCTGCGTCTCTTCGTTTCCCATGTCAGTCCGGGGAAAGAACCATTTGTGGAACTCGTCGGGGCCAGAACAGGAGCCGACTTCACCGTGAGCGGGCACATGGGGGCCCCGATCTGCAAGGTGTGGAATCCGTTTGCCATCAACTCCGTCGAAGGGTCAGTCAAGCGGCTTCACGACGGGCTGGAGTCCGTAAGGCGCGCCTGCCTGAACGCCGCCGGACAGGATGCGGCCCAGGTCGAAGATGCGCTCTCACTCGTCGGCCGGTTGCCGGAAGAGACCATCCATATCGGCCGGGGGGCCAAGGCCCCGCGATGGTATCGCCAGATGACCCATGTCAATCTCCCGGACGCACATGCAGGCCATGCCGTTTTGGACATCGCGGACGGCCGGGCCAGCCTCGAAACCTTCGTGGCGTAAGCGGGGTCTCCGATGCATCCCACCTCCATCGTGCGCTCGGCGCTGACGCCCTTCTTGCTCAGCCTATGACGAGTTTTTCATCGCTGACCTTCTACCCGTAGAACCTGCCCGCCGAATTTCCGCCGCCTCTCCGTCGTCTCATCCCTGCGCCGGGTAAGTATCGCAGTAGACGACGAGATTCGTGTCCCGCTTTCTGGGGCATGAAGGGCCTTTTGTCTTTCAGAGGAAAGCGCATGGCCGAGGACCTCGACAACACCATCCGCGAGAACGCCCAGGGTCCGAAGCGGGCCGCGGGTGATTCCGGCTCGGTCGAGCAGCACAGCCTCACCGAGCAGATCGAGGCGGACCGGTATCTGGCCTCGAAGGAGGCGGCGAAGTCTAAGGGTCTCGGCATCCGCGTAACCAAGCTCGTTCCGCCGGGGGCGTCCTGATGATCGCAAGCGCGACGCAGAAAAGACCGATTGCCCTGAGCCGCCTGCGGGCTGTGCCCGTTCGGCGGGTGCGGGGGCGGTTCGACTCGGCCGCGACGACCGAGGACAACCGCCGCCATTGGGCCAACGCCGATGCACTGTCGGCCGACGCCGCCGCATCGGCGGCCGTCCGACGGACGCTCCGCAACCGGGCTCGTTACGAGGTGGCCAACAACTCCTACGCACGGGGCATCGTGCTGACACTGGCCAATGACACCATCGGCACCGGCCCGCGCCTCCAGATGCTCACCGGAAGCGACGAGGCGAACAACGAGGTCGAGCACGAGTTCGACCGCTGGGCCCACGAGATCGCGCTGGCCGAGAAGCTCCGCACCATGCGGATGGCCCGGGCGCAGGACGGCGAAGCGTTCGCCATCCTGGCGAACAACCCCGTCCTCGACCACCCGGTCAAGCTCGACCTGTGGCTCATCGAGGCCGACCAGGTGGCCGGCCCGGATTGGCTCCTGCCCGACCCGCGCGAGGTGGACGGCATCGTCCTGGACGGCTTCGGCAACCCGGTGGCCTACCACGTCCTGAAGCACCATCCGGGCAGCGCGGCGTGGTCGCCGAACGGCCAGTACAGCACCGTTCCGGCCTCGCACATGATCCACGTCTTCCGGCAGGACCGCCCCGGCCAGCACCGGGGCATCCCTGAGATCACGCCCGCGCTGCCGCTCTTTGCGCAGCTCCGGCGGTTCACGCTGGCCGTCCTGGGCGCGGCCGAGGCGGCAGCCGACTTCGCGGGCATCCTCTACACCGACGCCCCGGCTGGCGGCGAGGCCGAGCAGGTCGAGCCGATGGACCTGGTGGAACTCGAGCGGAACATGCTCCTGACCATGCCGGGCGGCTGGAAGATGAGTCAGGTCGAGCCGATGCAGCCGGCCACGACCTACGCCGAGTTCAAGAAGGAAATCCTCAACGAGATCGCGCGGTGCCTCAACATGCCCTACAACGTCGCGGCGGGTAACTCGTCGGGCTACAACTACGCCTCCGGCCGCCTCGACCACCAGACCTACTACAAATCCATCCGCGTGGACCAGGCCTTCATGGCCGAGAAGGTCCTCGACCGCGTGCTGGCCGCGTGGCTGTGGGAATACGCCCTGGAGGCCGGGGGCCCCGTCAGCGGACGGATGCTTCCCGACCATCAGTGGTTCTGGGATGGGATGGAGCACGTGGACCCGGCCAAGGAAGCCTCGGCCCAAGAGACGCGCCTCAAGAACCACACCACCACGCTCGCCCAGGAGTACGCCCGGCAGGGCAAGGACTGGGAAGCGGAGCTTCGCCAGCGCGCCCGCGAACGGAACCTGATGCTCGAACTGGGCCTTCCCGAACCGAGCGCCAAGCCGGCGGCTGCGACCCCTGCGAGAGACGCGGAAGACCTGTCCCCCGAGGAGACGGAGGAGGAGGCGCATGCCTTATCCCACTGAGCACAGTGCGCGCCTGAAGGACCCGTCGCGCTACGAGCGGTTCCGCCGGGAGAACGACAAGTTCGGACCCGGCATCCACGCCGTCTGGGGCATCACCGCCGATGGGCACGCCGAACTCCAGGCCATCCGCTTCGACGCGGGGAAGTTCAGCGTCGCCGAAGCCAAGGCGTGGCTGAAGGAACACGGCCACAAGCCCGTCCTCTTCGAGCCCGCCAGCGAGAAGGTCGGGGGCGCGGCGGAGCCCCTGGCCGACCCGGGCGAAGAGTTCCTGGTCGTGGAGGCTGCAAGCGGCGAAGGCCCCGCCGGCCGCATCCGCGTGATGGGCGTGGCCTACTCGGGCGGGAAGATGCGCCTGCCCGGCTGGCGGCACCCGGTCGTGGTGGACCTTGCGGGCCTGGAAGTTCCCGACGCGGTGCCGCTCCTCGCGAACCACGAGAACCGCACGGGCGCGCGGGTCGGGATGGTGAAGGCCCGCGTGGACGGCGACACGCTCGTGGTCGAGGGGGAGATTCTCTCCTCGAGCGGTCAGGCCAAAGGCATCGTCGAACAGGCCCGGGCCGGGGCGGAGTGGCAGCTTTCCATTGGCGCGGAGGTGCTGGAGTGGGACCTAGTCCGTTCGCGCCGGACCGTCAACGGCCAGGAGCACGAGGGGCCGTTCTACCACGTGAAGAAATCGGTCTTGCGGGAGGTGTCGGTCGTCGCCGTGGGCGCGGACGCCTCGACAAGGATGAAGCTCGCGGCAACGTTCCATCTGCTTGTCCCAGAGGGACAGGCCAACATGCAGGGAGGCGATCTCATGGACTTCGGAAAGTGGCTTGAGGAGCACGGCATCGACGCCGCCGCGCTGGACGATGGAGACACCGCCAAGCTGAAGGCGGCGTTCGAGAAGGGTGAGGAACCGCCCGACCTCGAACACGACGACAAGGACCTGCCTGACCGGCAGGCAGGCAAGAAGCCTGCGATAAACCCGCAGCCCGTGGTGAAGGCGACCGCATCCCAGGACGCTGCGGTGCAGGCCGCGGCGAGCGCCCGCGAAGAGGCGGCCAGTGCCGTCCGCGTCGAGCGCGAGCGCGTGGCCGCCATCCAGGAGGTCTGCGCGGGCGAGTTCCCGCGCATCGAGCGGGACGCCATTCGCCTGGGCTGGTCGGTCGAGGAGACCTCGCAGAAGGTCCTCAAGGCCATGCGGGAAAGCCGCCCGCAAGCCGACGTGAACATCACCGTCCAGCGCGACCGTAGCCGGTCGTGCGACGCGGCGACGCTGGAGGCGGCGTGCGTCCTGACGGCGAAGCTCTCCGAGCCGGAAAAGCACTACCACGAGGAGGTGCTGGACGAGGCCAGCCGGCGCTTCCGCGGCGGCATCGGCCTCCAGGAACTCTTCCTCGAGGCCGCCTGGGCCAATGGCTACCCCGAGCGGTCCTTCCGCGACAGCCGCGAGGCCCTGCGCTACGCCTTCGGGCGGCAGGTCCAGGCCGCGGGATTCTCGACCGTGGACATCGGCGGCATCCTCTCCAACGTCGCCAACAAGTTCCTGCTGGAGGGGTTCTTCAGCGTCGAGCGGACCTGGCGGAACATCTGTGCGGTGCGGAACGTGCCGGACTTCAAGACGGTCACGTCGTACCGGCTCATCGGCAAGGACCAGTACGAGATCGTCGCCCCCGGGCGGGGAACTGAAGCACGGGACGCTCGGCAACGAGTCCTACACCAACAAGGCCGACACCTACGGCCTGATGCTCTCCATCGACCGGCGGGACATCATCAACGACGACCTGGGCGCGATCACGCTGGTGCCGAGGAAGCTCGGGCGCGGCAGCGGCCTGAAGATCAACGACGTGTTCTGGACTTGCTTCCTGAACAACGCCGCGTTCTTCACCGCCGGCAACAAGAACTACCTGAGCGGGGCAGACACGGTGCTGTCCATCGACGGCCTGACCAAGGCCGAGGTGGCGTTCATGGACCAGGTGGACTCCGACGGCAAGCCCATCGGGGTGATGCCGGCGATTCTCCTGGTGCCGACGGCCCTATCGGCCATGGGCACGCAGCTCTACAAGAGCCTGGAGATTCGGGACACGACCTCCAGCACCAAGTACCCCGTCGCCAACCCGCACGTCGGCAAGTTCCGCGTCGAGGTCGGCCGGTATCTGGCCAACAGCGCCTACACCGGCTCCAGCGCCAAGGCGTGGTACGTGCTGGCCGACCCGGCGGACCTGCCGGTCATCGAGGTGGCGTTCCTCAACGGCCAGGAGTCGCCGGTCATCGAGACGGCGGAGGCGGATTTCAACGTGCTCGGCGTGCGGATGCGCGGCTACCACGATTTCGGCGTGGCCCTGCAAGACCCGCGCGGCGGGCTCAAGAGCAAGGGCGAAGCGTAAGCGGAGGATGAACCAATGGCGACCTTTGTGCATGACGGCGAAGCAATCGACTACACCCCGACGGCGGACGTCGCGGCCGGGGCGGTCGTGGTCCAGGGCGAGCTGGTCGGCGTGACCAAGCAGCCCATCGCGGCCAACAAGCTCGGGGCGCTGGCGGTCGTCGGCGTCTTCGACTTCCCCAAGGCCACCGGCTCTGGGATCACAGCCGGGGCATTGTGCTACTGGGACGCGACCAACCAGCGGGCGACGACCACGGCCACGGGCAACAAGCTCATCGGCAAGTCCATCAAGGCTGCGGCCGACGCCGACACGACCGTCCGGGTTCGGATGAGCCAGTAACGGAGGGAGCGACGCGTGGGTGACCTGTTGAGGCAAGGAAGCCAATGGCTGCAGCAGCAGCGCTCGGCGCACTGCTCCAGCCAGGTCACCTACCGACGCGTTGCCCAGGAGCAAGCGCTGAGCGCCACGTTCGGCCGAACGCAGTATGAGGTCCAGGACGACTTCGGCCTCGTGGTCTCATCGCACGTGACGGACTTCCTGGTCGCCGCGGCGGACTTCGCCCCCGTCTTCGGCGAGCCGCAAGCGGGCGACCAGGTCGTCGCCGACGGCGTGGTCCACGAGGTGATGAGTCTCGGCAACCAGGGTCATTGGCGGTGGAGCGACCCGTATCGCACGACGATGCGGATTCACACGAAGGAAGTGGGCGCGGCATGAGCGAGTGCGCAGGACAGTACGAGCGGGTGTGCAAGGGCGAGTTCGCTGCAGTGCACGCCAAGCTCGACCGGCTGGACGAGGCGATTCGCGGCAACAGCAAACCCGGCATCCAGCTTCGCCTGGACCGGCTGGAGTCGGCCGAGGCCGTGCGGTCGCGGCTCTTGTGGATCATCGCCGGGTCAGTCGTGTCCCTGGCCGTCGCGGCGGTGTGGAAGCTCATCTTCGGAGCATGACGAGATGGCCAAGCGCTGGATCAACTCGATGGACGTGGAGGTAAGCCCCAGCGGCGCGCCCCAGTTCGACATCGCCGGGTGCACGTCCTTCGCGGGCGGCACGAAGACCGTCGCGTCGGCTGCCACGCCGGAGAAGCTCGTGGCCGCGTCGACGCCGTGCCGGTTCGTCTGGGTCGGTTCTCGCGTGGACAACTACGGCAACCCGCTCAACTCCTACCCGTGCTTCATCGGCGACTCATGCACCCAGAACATCCCCGTCATGCCCAGCAACTACGAGGGCCTGGTCGTCCGCATTGACGACGCCAGCAAGGTCTACGTCCGCGTGGTCAGCGGCGGGCAAGGAGTGACCTACCGCATCTTTGCGTGAGGCAGTCGTGGCGACGATCATCAGCGCACAATCCGGCTACTGGGACGACCCGGCGACCTGGGTCGGCGGCGTCATACCCAACCTGGCGGTCGATGACGTGGTCGTTGCCGACTACCACGTCGTGACTGGGGATGCGTCGAGCCTCACGCTCTACAGCGGTCGCTTCATCACAATCCAGAGCTACGGGGTGCTCGAACTCGGGACGCAGCTCACGGTCGAGAGCGGCGCGTCGGTCTACGTTGAGGGCGGCCTGTATATCTACGCCTACCTCGAGGTGCAGGGCTACGTCCAGGTGGCCGCCGGCGGGTGGCTGGATGGCTACGGCACGGTCGGCGTTCTGTACGGCGGGACCATCTCTGTGGACGGCTCTGTCAGCGCCTATCCGTACTCCTACTTCGACTTTGTGTACGGCTCCAGCCTGCACGTCTACGGTTGGTTCTACCAGGACTGGAACGCATCCATCAACGTCGACCAGGGCGCGTACATCTCGGTGGGGTCCGGCGGGTCAGCTTACTTCGACGGCTCCGTGAACGTCGAGAGCTACAGCACGCTGCGCGTCTACGGCAATGCCGACTTCTATTACGGCAGCAACGTCGGGGTCCGCTACTACGGCGAACTCTACGTCGAGTCTGGCGGAAGCCTGACCGTCCGCAACTACCTGAACGTGGTCGATTCGGGCAACCTGTACGTCCACGGCGACGCGACGGTCGACGGCGGGCTGTATGACTACGGCTACTCGCGCGTCTTCGTCGAGTACGGCGGCACGCTCACCATCAACGGCTACGCCACGGTGGACTACTACTCCACGCTCACCGCCTACTACGACGGCAATCTGGTGGTTGGCCGCAACGGCAGCCTGGAAGTCTACTCCTACGGCTGGATCTACTTTGACTACCAGAGCCGGTCCGACCTGTTCGGCTACTTTCGACTGTACTCCGACGCCTATCTGTACTTGGGGCCGGATGCCCGGGTCTTCGTCTACCGCGACGTGAACATTTCCGGCCGGATGGAGAGCGGCGGCGGCGGGAAGATCGTCATGCTCCGTCGGGAGGGACGGGTCAACGACGCCGACGGGGATTGCCTTTTCGTGTTCGACCAGGCCTACGGCCACGGCCTGACCCTGGTCGCGTAGGAGAGCATCGCATGGCAGAAACAAGACGACAGATGGAACTCTCAGCCGCCGAGCAGGCGGTGGTGGAACGGATGCGAATGACGCCCCAGGAGCGTCAGGCAGAGCTCGAGGCCCGCCGCAAGGAGCGGTTGGACGCGCTCACGCCCGAGCAGAAGCAGGCCCTGGAAGAGCGCGAGGCCCGCATCGCGGCTATGACCGCGCCGCAGCGCCGAGCGTACCTGGCCGGTCAGCGCCTGGCGGGGATCGCGCGGGCGATGCGACGCGACGTCGCCAAGGGCGTGGGCCTGGCCGAAACGCTGGCAGCCGTGGAGCCGGCCAATCAGGCCGACGTGGACTGGCTGGTCGGGGAAGTGAAGAAGGTGATCTGACGCATGGCGCTGATCGCGGACATCGCGGAAGCGGTGGTGACGGCACTGAACGGACACACGTTCAGCCAGCCGTTCACGGCGGCGCGGGCATACAGGCCTGTCTTCGACCTGAAGGACATGACGGACCTTCACGTAACCGTCGTGCCCAAAGGCGTGGAACTGACCACTGCAGGGCGGGGCCTCGCGCAAAGCGACGTGCAGATTGACATCGGCATCCAGAAGAAGCTCGCCAGTGGCGGCAACGCGGAGATCGACTCTCTTGTGGCCCTGGTCCAGGAGATCGCCGAGTTCGTCCGGGCGACCGGACGCTTCGGCGATGCGGCGTGGGTCAAGACGGAGAACACGCCCATCTACTCGGCCGAGCATCTGGGCGAACTGCGGCAGTTCACGAGCGTCCTGACGCTGACCCTACGGGTGATGACGGCATGATCGGGATGGCGACCAAGCAGATGTTCTTCGACCGCAAGGTGGTCACGAGCCGCGCGGACAAGGCCGCGCGGAAGGTGCTCTCGAAGTTCGGGGCGTTCGTGCGGACGGGCGCGAAGCACAGCATCCGCAAGCGCAAGGCCGTCAGCGAGCCGGGCTCGCCGCCGTCGAGCCACGTCGGGCTGCTCAGGAAGCTCATCTACTTCGGCTACGACCCGTCACGCAGGAGCGTGGTCATCGGCCCCACACCGCTGCACGGCACGGCCGAGGCCCCGCCGCTTCTCGAGTACGGCGGCAAGGCACGGCGGCGCGGGCGCAAGGGCAAGCCCGTGACGGCCGTCTACAAGGCTCGCCCGTTCATGGGACCGGCCTTCGAGCGCGAGAAGCCCAAACTCCCGGCAATGTGGGCGAACAGCGTGAAGCAATAGGAGGTGACAGACATGGCGACGTTCATTCTTGGCAAGGACGCGAAACTCTACCACGGCCCCGCGGGCACCACGCCCTCGACCGAGATGTCCAACGTGCGGGATGTGACGCTGACCCTCGAGGCAGGCGAGGCGGATGTCACCACCCGCGCCAATCAGGGCTGGCGTGCGACCGCCCCCACGCTCCGCGAGTGCACCTGCGAGTTCGAGATGGTGTGGGACCCCGATGACGCAGGGTTCACCGCCATCAAGAACGCCTTCCTGGCGTCGGGGCTCATTGCCCTGAAGATTCTGGACAAGGCCGGCGGCCAAGGGCCCGACGGCGATTTTGCGATCACGTCGTTTTCCCGCAACGAGGCGCTCGAGGAGGCCATCACCGTCAGCGTGACGGCCAAGCTCTCCGTCTTCCGAAGCTGGATCGAGGGAGTCTGACATGAAGACCTTCACCGACACCGCCGGGCGGACCTGGACGCTGACGCTCACCATCGACGCGGCTAAGCGCGTGAAGTCCCTTCTGGACGTGAACCTCCTGGAACTGGAGGCGGGCGATGCCTCCGGGGGGCCGCCGCTGCTGACGCGCCTGGGCACGGATGTCATCCTCCTGTGCGACGTCATCTTCGCGCTGGTCAAGCCGCAGGCCGACGCGGCAGGCGTGAGCGACCAGGAGTTCGCCGCAGCCCTCGGCGGCGATGCGGTGCTGGCGGCGCAGACGGCCTTCTACGAGGAACTCGTCGATTTTTTCCGCAAGCTGGGCCGGGGCGACCTGGCCAAGGCCGTCAATGCCCAGCGGCGGATGATCGACCTGGCAGTGGCGCGGATCGAGACGCGAATCGACCGGCTCGACCTGGAGGCGGCCATCGAGACGACCCTTGGCGAACCGTCTACGAGCTCGCCGCCGTCGTCGGAATCGACCCCGGCCCGCTGACGCTGCGGGAGCTGTTGTGGATGGCCGAGGCGCGTGGCCGGGACAACTGGGCGCACACGTCGGCGATTCTCGCGCTGGTGGCCAACGTGAACCGCGACCCGAAGAAGACCAGGGCCTACAAGCCCAGCGACTTCGACCCGTACTCGGCCAGGGACAAGCGCGACGAGGCCATCGAGGTAACGGACATGGCGGTCCTGAAGGACGCCTTCCTGCCTGCGTCTGCAGGACAGGCAGGCACCAAACCCAAGGAAGGAAGGTGACGCGATGAAAAGGTTGCGATGTGCATTGCGGTGCTGGCCGTGCTGTGCCTGACCGGCTGCGGAAACGTGTACCTGCGGGGCGAGGCGCTGACGGCCGCGGAGACCAGCACGATGGACGCCTACCAGGCCGTCGAGCGCGCCGACCCGGAGCGCGAGCCGGATTGCCCCCCGTGGCTGCGGGCGTACCTGGAGGAGAACTTCAAGCAGTGGCGATTCTTCGTGCGCTCTGCCCGCAAGGACGAGGTCTGGGGACCGAAGCTGGAGGGTGAGCAGCCATGAGCGACCTGAATCAACGCGTTCAAGAACTACTCTCCCGCATCCCCGAAGACCAGCGCCAGGACGCAACGGCCCTGCTGGCCGAGTACGGGCCGAGGCTCTTCGAGCTGGCCCAGGAGGAGGCCTGGCATTACCTGCGGCGGCTGATGGCGGGCGACATCGAGGCGGTGGCTGAACTCGACTCGAAGCTCTCCAGCGATGAGTTCGTGGCCAAGGTCAAGGCCAACACCGCCCGCTGGGAATCGGTCGCCCGTTACAACAAGGTCCGCGAGGACCTCAAGAACGAGCTGCTGCTTCGGATCGCGCCGGTCGTCGCCTCGATCCTCGCGGCACTGGTGGGCCTTTAGCAGACGCGACAGGGAGGTCGGCATGAACAAGGTGCGTGAATTCCTCAAGGGCAAGAAGACCTACATCACCGCGGTCATCGGCCTTCTCGGGGCGCTGGTCGCCTGGGCCGACGGGCAGATAGACACGGTGGCGCTGCTGGCCGCCGTGTGGGCGGCGGCGCAGGCCGTCTTCATCCGGGCGGGCATCTCGAGCGCGGTCGCCAAGGCGCAGTCGAGCGAGTAGGTGCGCCATGCTCGATGTGGACCTCGTCAGCCCCAAGGACGCCCGCGCCCTGTGCCTGCGGTGGCACTACTCGAACATCTTCCCGCCGCACTGCATGGTGCACCTGGGCTTCCACGACGAGCGGGGCCTGGCGGGCGTGGCCATCTGGGGCTGGGGCACGAGGCCCAGGCACACCATCCGGCGGCTGTTCCCCTCGCTGGACACGCGGGACTACTGGGAACTCTGCCGCCTGTGCTGCCGGGACGACCTGCCCCGCAACACCGAAAGCCAGCTCCTGGCCGCCTGCACGCGATGGTTCCGCAAGGGCCAGCCCGAGAAGGTGGTGCTGTTCACGTGGGCGGACGGCATCCGCGGCAAGCCGGGCTACGTCTACCAGGCCGCGGGCTGGCTCTACGGCGGATTCATCACCACGGAGATTTACCTCACGGCCGAGGGCGAACCGGTGCATCCGCGATTCATGATTACCCGGTTCGGCACGCGCCGCCGGGAGGTCTGGACGGGCTTGGGGCTCCGCAAGGTCTGGGGACGCCAGTTCCGCTACGTCAAGTTCCTCTGCGGCCACGCCCGCAGGAAGCGCCTGCTTCGGGAAAGCCCGGTCGAGTGGACGCGGCTGTATCCCAAGACGCAGGACTTGGCGTGGGCGATTGACGCGGGCGAGGGGTCAAGAGAGACCCGCGATCCTCCCAGGATCGAGAGGACGGGGCGGTTCCGTCAGCCCGCTCCAGCAACGACCCGGCCGCTGCTCATCGAGTCGGCGGCCGGTTGCTCATAGGAGTCGATTGAATGCCGCAAGCGGGAGCAATCCGGGCAGGTCGGGCCTTCGTCGAGCTGTTCGCCGACGACTCGAAACTCGTGCGCGGCCTCAAGCGCGCGTCGGCGAAGCTTGCGGCCTTTGGCGAGAGCGTCCGCAACATGGGCCTCAAGCTCGTCGGCCTCGGCTCGGCCGTGGTCGCGCCGCTGGCGGCGTCCAGCAAGGTCTTCGCCAACATGGGCGATGCGCTGGCCAAGATGAGTGCCCGCACGGGCTTCTCCGTCGAGACGCTGTCGGAGCTCGGATTCGCCGCCGATCTGTCCGGCGCGAGCATGGAGGTCCTGGAGACCGGTATCCGCAAGATGCAGCGGACGCTCCTCGACGCGGCCACGGGGATGAAGAGCGCCCAGGAGACTCTGGCCATCCTCGGCCTCACCATCGCGGACCTGGACAAGCTCTCGCCCGAGCAGCAGTTCAAACTCATCGCCGACCGGCTGGCACGTATCGAGGACCCGACCGTCAAGGCCGCCGCCGCGATGGAGATCTTCGGCCGCTCCGGCACGATGCTGCTGCCGATGCTCTCCGGCGGCGCGGCGGGCATCGAGCAGCTCCAGGAACAGGCCCGCAGGCTGGGGCTGACTATCTCCACCGAGGACGCCAAGGCCGCCGAGCGCTTCAGCGACATTCTCAGCGTCATGTGGAAGGTGCTCAAGCAGGGCGTCTTCGTGGTCGGCTCGGCCCTGGTGCCGGTGCTCTCGCAAGCGGCTCAGTGGGTGACGCGCGTTGCCGTCGTCGCGGCCGACTGGATCAAGCGCAACAAGGAACTGATCGTCACCATCTTCCAGGTGGCCGTCGGCGTCGTCGCAGCGGGTGTGGCGCTGGTGGCCCTTGGCTACGCCATCACCGGCGTGGCGAAGGTGATGGGCGTGCTGGCCGTGGCCGTCACCGCCGTGGGCACGGCGTTGAAGCTGCTCGGGGCGGTGCTGGCGTTCCTGGTCTCGCCCATCGGCCTGGTCATCACGGCCGTGGTGGCGCTGGGGGCCTACATCCTCTACGCCACCGGCGCGGGCGCGAAGGCCCTGGGTTGGCTGGCCGAGCGGTTCGAGACCCTGCGCGAGGACGCGGTCGCGTCCTACCAGGGCATCGCCGACGCCCTGGCGGCCGGGGATATTGCGCTGGCGGCGAAGATTCTGTGGCTGACGCTCAAGATGGAGTGGACGCGGGGCATCAACTTCCTGGAGAAGGCCTGGCTCAACTTCCGCAACTTCTTCATCCGTGTCGGCTACGACGCCTGGCATGTCCTGCTGGCCGTCGTCGAGATCGTCTGGCACGCCCTGGAGGTCGGCTGGATCGAGACGACCGCCTTCCTCTCGAAGACGTGGACTCAGTTCACCGGCTGGGTGACCAAGGCCTGGCACTGGTGCGGCAAGCAGCTCTCCAAGGCCTGGAACTGGGTGCGGAAGCAGTTCGATTCCAGCTTCGACACCGAGGCGGCCAACCGCGCGGCGGACGAGTACTACGAGGCGCGGAAGGCCGACATCGAACGGGAAACCGGTCAGAAACTCGCCGAACGCGAGGAGCGCCGCCAGCGGGAACGGGAGCAGGCCGGCGGGATGGAAGACCGCATCGCCAGCGCCCGGGCGGCCTCCTTCTCGTCCACGAGTTCCCTGCCCAGGGCAATGAGTTCCTCGCGAACCTGCGTGGCCCGCTGCTCGGTCGAGCGGATGCGGTCCTGGAGGTCCGCCATGCGGTCGGTCGCCAGGCCGTCCTTCCCGGCCAGTTTGCGAAGGTCGTTGTTGTGGCGTTGCAGTTCGCGTTCCAGCGTCCGCTTCTCGACCTCCAACTTGCCGATGGCCTCTTCGCGTTGGCGGCGGCTTTCGGCGAGCGTCTCGGCCAGCAGGTCGGTGTCTTTGCCGATGACCTTGACCTGTTCGACCACGAACCGCTCCAGTTCCGGCGCTGGCACCGACGGCGTGGGGCAGACGTGCCAGCCGCGCTTCTGAGCGTTGGTGCAGCAGTAGTAGCGATACACCTTGCTGCCGTTCTTGACGGTGTGGGCCGGGGCCATCGCGCAGTCGCAGGTGACGCAGCGCACCAGGCCCTTGAGGAGCGCCCCGTGGCGGTTCTTCACATGCGCGCCGCCCGTGCGGCCGTTGCGTTTGAGCATCCGCTGCGTCCGCTCGAAGATTTCCTCATCGACGATGGCTGCGTGCTCGCCCTCGTGAATCTCGTCCTTGTAGGTGATCTTGCCGAGGTAGAGGCGGTTGGTCAGCATCTTGAACAGGCTGTTCTTGCCCCACGGCTTGCCGCCCATCTCGCGGCCCTTCTTCGTGACCCATCGCTTGGTGGTCCAGCCGCGCTGGTCCAGTTCCGTCGCCGTGGTGATCAGCGACTGGCGGTCGAGGTACAGCTCGAAGATCTCCCGCACGCGGGCGGCCTCTTCCTCGTTGACCAACAAGCGCCCGCCCCGCACGTCCACGTCGTAACCCAACAGCGGCATGCCGCCGGTCCATTTCCCCTTGCGCCGCGTGGCCGCGATCTTGTCGCGGGTGCGCTCGCTGATCATCTCCCGCTCGAACTGGGCGAACGACAGAAGCACGTTGAGCATCAAGCGGCCCATCGACGTGCTGGTGTTGAACTGCTGTGTCACCGAAACGAACGACACCTTGTGCCGTTCCAGCACGTCCATGATCTTCGAGAAGTCGATCAGCGAGCGGCTGAGACGGTCCACCTTGTAGACCACGATGCAGTCAACCTTGCCCGCCTCGATGTCGGCCAGCAGGCGTTGGAGAGCCGGGCGATCCATGTTGCCGCCGGTGAAGCCGCCGTCGTCGTAATGGTCGGGCAGGCAGACCCAGCCCTCGGACTTCTGGCTGGCGATGTACCCTTCGCCCGCGTCGCGTTGGGCGTCGAGGCTGTTGAACTCCTGCTTCAGGCCGTCCTCGGTGCTCTTGCGGGTGTAGACCGCGCACCGGAACCCCCGGATAGTGATGGGCGTGTTGGCGGCGGTCTTACTCATCGACGACTCCGTTCTTGCCGAGCTTTCCGGGGGTCAGGTTGAAGAAGTGGTAGCCGTTCCAGTGCGTGCCGGTGACGGCCCTGGCGACGGCCGAGAGCGTGCGGTAGACCTCGCCCTCGTATTCGAAGCCTCGTGGCAGGACGCGAACGACGACCTCGCGGCCCTTGTATGGCCGTCGCAGGATCGCGCCCGGCATCGGCAACCGCGAGTCGTGGTCGAAGGCGACCGACGCCGTGGTGGTGATGGCGACCTGGTTGTCCTTGGGGGCGGTCGTTCGCAGGTCGGCGTCGTTGGCCAGTTCGTCGGCCCGCCGCCTGGCGCGTTCGGACAGGTCGCCGCTGGCGTTGGCCTGGATGCGCCAGGCGATACGCTTACGCAGCCAGTCCTTGTTGCCGCTGCGCGTGGCCTCGCCGAAGACCTCGACGTGCTTGGCCCGCGAGTCCTTGACCGTCAACCGGCCCAGGGCGGCGACCTCTTTGGCGATGTTCATGCTCATGTTTTTCGCGTTCCTTTCATGTCTTGCCCGTGGCTATCGAGCGAGCACATGAGGGCTCGTTTCGGCCCCCTCATCAAGTCCGTTTTGCCTCTGTTTCGCGGGATTTTCGGGGGTGCGGAAGGAACGCGAACCTGGCGATGCTTGGGCCGCCTGGCGGAGGCGAAGCGCGCCCCGGGCGAGGATGGCGGCGATCTCCTGGCGGCGCTCGTGCGGGGTCATGGCGGCCGGGTTCCGGGGGTCGGCGATGGGTTCTTCCATTGCGGGCTCCTTGCGGATGTGCCCACAACGGCCTTCGCCTGGCGACCGGCTCGCTGTCTGGCTGGGTTATCGATGATCGTCTACTGTTTACTTACCCGGCGCGAGTTCGAAATGGCGGTAGGGTCCGAGACGAACGGGTCTGTTAACTGGGGGGCGGTTGGATTGTGCTGGACACAACTGAAGGCGTACGGATAATGCGTGGATTGCCACGTTGACGCAGCCCAAGAGGGTGGATACTCGTGAATGGACCAATAGCACAGATCGTCGCTCTGACCTGTCACGGCAATGCATCACTGCTTGGGGCTGATACGAGCGATTTCTTTCCCAAGAACTCCACCTGCGTCTTCTGCGACCGCGTGACATTCGTCGCCGTTGAGAAATCCTTCTTCGGCGGCTCGAAAGAAAAGGAACTCGCAAAGACGCCCCAAGAATGGTTTGCCCTTCTCAAATCGACTGGCGCGACAGGCATTCGGCTTTCACGCGAGCCGCAGAATGATCCGCATTTTTCTGATCGCATGACCGCTGGATTGGTCGGGGGCGGTGGGTCTTGGTACATGGAGGTTCTCCGCCCAAAGAACCAGAGTGACTTCTGGCTTGCCCGATGGGAAGTCTGGAACCGGGAAGCCCCCGAACAACGGATCTGGCGCGTGACCTACGGACGTGTTTCCAAGGGAGCTACGGGCCATTTGGGGGCAAATTACGTCCAGAGTGCGACATCTCGTCTGGCACAGGCGCTTCGGGAAGTGCATGCTTTTTCTGCCAAACATGACTGTGGCGGCTTCACACAGTGCTTTGCGGAAGCGTTGGACACCATTGATTCGGCGGGAGCAAGGCTTCATGGATATCACAAGGACCTGGCTCCTATTGGTTACCTTTCACAGCAGGCGACGATCCTACTTGATGCTTGCCAGAAGGCATGGGTCTTCGGAGGAATGGGATCGTGGAATGACATGGGCTTTGATGGCGACGATCAGGCCGAATACGAGCGGGTGTCAGAGCAGTTATTTTCCGCTCTCAACGACGCAATAGCGGCAGGAGCCAATGACAGCTATCTGGCGACGTACCCAGGCATGACTACAAACGAGCGGTTGTTCACGGCTGGCCTCCTCGACGACTTTGATGCCGCAGCTCGACATCGAGACAGACAGCAGATGATCGTGATTCTGCAAAAGGTCAGATTTGACCCCGTTGAGGCGGCATCGATAGCTGATGCCGTGTTGGAAGCCCCGTCCAAGTACGGCTTCTGACGGCGTATCCGGCGTGAGTTCGAAATTGCCTTGGGGTCCGAGACGAACGGGTCTGTTAACTGGGCGACCGCTGTTTACGAGAGAGTCCGAGAGTTTGGCCCGTTGCTCTCGGCGGACGGGCGAGAACGTGTACGTTTACCGCCGCGACGTGGTAGAGGCGGTTTGAAACAGAGAGCGCCCCCGGAAGTGGCGGGTGCGTCGTAACCCTTTGACAACATAGAGATACGAAAACGCCCGGCCAGTTTCCTGGTCGGGCGTTTCCGTTAACTTGGACTGGCGAAAAAGCTCGCCAGGTTGATTTTGGCTCCCAAAAGCAACCCTTGTCGGAACTGCCGCAAGTTCCGTCCCGGCTGTCAAGCGATGCGTCCGAGCCGTGGACGACCATGCAGGACGTGTGGTACGGCCACCGCTTGCAGATCGTCGTCGCGCGGATAACCATGAGCGTTCCGACGTCGTTCCGCGCTGCAAAGTCTTCTTGGCAACAGCCGCCATTTCCCGATAATAGCGGTCCGTGTCTCCCAATAGCGGTTGTGCGCGCAAGGAGTGGCAGATGACATCCGGTCCAGTTGAGGTGATGAGCATCGACGAGCTGGCGGAGTACCTGAAGATATCCCGGTCCACGCTCTACAAACTCGCCCAGGAGGGCGGCCTTCCCGGCCAGAAGGTTGGACGGCGCTGGCGGTTCCACAAGGGCGCGATAGACGACTGGTTGCGGCAACACCCCGAGCACCTGGAAGACAAGCGGGAGGCCAAGGAATGACGACCATGAACCAGTACTGCGAGAAGTTCCAGGGGCTGCTGCGTGAGCTGTTCCAGTTCGACTGCGCCGAGCTGGACTTCGGCATCTACCGCATCATGAATTACAAGCGGGACGTGATCGAGAAGTTCATCTCGATCGACCTGCCCAAGGCCATCGCCGAAGAGTTGGACCGTGGCGCGCTGGCCGAGCAATCCCAGGCGGCCGCCGAACTGAAGGAAGTCGCGACGCAGATCAAGGAAACGCTCGGCGACGCCGCCCTCGACGCCGACGGCCGTCTGGCCGAAGCCTACCACGCCACCCCGCTGGGCAAGAAATACTTGAGCCTGAAGGCGAAGGCCGCCGGCGGTCGTGGCCGTGAGGCCCTCGAAGCCGCCATCTACAACCACTTGTACGCCTTCTTCAGCCGCTACTACCAGGACGGCGATTTCATCTCGAAGCGCCGCTACTCCAAGAAAGAACGCTACGCCATCCCCTACAACGGTGACGAGGTCTATCTCTACTGGGCCAACCACGACCAGTACTACGTCAAGACCGCCGAATACTTCCACGACTACACCTGGAAGGCCCCCAACGGCGTGACCGTCCACTTCAAGTTGCAGCAGGCCGACGTGGAGCAGAACAACGTCAAGGGCGACAAGCGGTTCTTCCTGCCCCGCCTCAAGGAGATCGCCTGGGATGAGAAGGCAGGCCAGGTCGTCATCCCGTTCGAGTACCGGCCTCTTACCGAGCAGGAGACAATCGCCTACGGCCAGAAGAATCAGCAGGACGCCATCATCGCCGAGACCCTGGCGGAGATTCCAAAGCGGCTTTCTCCCAAGACGGCGGGGCCTGCCGTTGTCGCTCTATCCGCCGAGAAGCGCAAAAACGCCGATGGTCAGCCGGTGACGTTCTTCGAGCATCACCTTCGCCAATACACCCGGCGGAACACGGCCGACTTCTTCATCCACAAGGACCTGAAAGGGTTCCTGTCGCGGGAACTGGACTTCTACCTGAAGAACGAGGTGCTGAACCTGGACGAGATGGAGGCCACCGGCGAGGAGCGGGCCGAGGGCTGGTTCCAGATGATGCGGGTCATCAAGGCGGTCGGCGGCCGGATCATCGAATTCCTGCATCAGATTGAAGAATTCCAGAAGATGCTCTGGGAGAAGCGCAAGTTCATCACCGAGACGCAGTACTGCATCACCGTCGGTAACATTGACGAGTCGTTCTACGGCGACATTGCCGCCTGCGACGCCCAGTGGGGCGAGTGGAAGGAACTCTTCCACATCGACGAGGAGACCGAGGCGAGGAATCTTTTCAATGCCGGGGCGAAGAACCGCAAGGACCGCCGCGTGGCTTTCTTGAAATCGCACCCGACGCTGGTCCTGGACACAAGGCACTTCGACCGCCGCTTCGTGGACCGACTGCTCGGCAGCATCGACGACCTGGATGGCAGGACCGACGGCCTGCTGGTCCACAGCGAGAATTCTCAGGCGCTAAACGTCGTGAGGGAACTTTTCAAGCGCCGCGTTGCTTGCGTGCACATCGACCCGCCTTACAACACACAAACCAGTGGTTTTCTCTACAAGAACGACTACCAGCATTCCAGCTGGCTCGCGATGATGGCGGAACGCATCAGTCTTGCTTGGGAAACCATTGCGACAGAAGGAAACTTTCTGGTCCACATCGATGAGAACGAACAAGAGCACCTGCATGTGCTGTGCAACAGCCTTCAACTTCCCAGCGCCGGAACCACAATCTGGGACAAGAAAAACCCTATGCTTGGGCGGAAGGGCATAGCGACGCAGCACGAGTACATCCTTTGGCGAACGCGAGGCAATGGTTCTGTGTATCTCAGGAATGTGAATCAGCGCATGATCCTCGACAAGGCAAGGGAGATTATCCAGAAGTATGGAGCCGTCACACAGCAAGCAAAGCGGGAGTTCGCGGAGTGGGTTGCTTCGTGTCCCGGTCTTTCGGGTGGAGAGCGGGCATATCGCTTCCTCGACGATGATGGGCGGGTCTATCAGAGTGCAAGCCTTGCAGCCCCTGAACCCCGAACAGACCCGAAGTTCTTCAAACCCCTTGTCCACCCAATCACACGAAAACCGTGTCCGGTTCCTCCGAATGGTTGGTCCCGTGCACCTGAGACGATGCAACAACTGCTCAATGCGAACGCCATTATCTTCGGCGCAGATGAGACCGTGCAACCGAGACGGAAGATCTTTCTCACCGAGGAATCGCAGCGCCAAGTGTCGTCAGTGATTGAAGATGCGGGGCGAGGCAAGTCCGATGTTGATAGACTTGGGCTGGAGTTCCCATACTGCCATCCCGTCTCGCTGTACGTCTCGCTTCTTGGTGCGGCAGCGTCAGATTGTCAGGCAGTGGTCCTCGATTTCTTTGCCGGCTCGGGGACAACCGGCCACGCCGCGATCAACCTAAACCGCGAGGACGGCGGCAGCCGGAAATTCATCCTGGTGGAGATGGCCGACTACTTCGACACGGTTCTGTTGCCCCGGATCAAGAAGGTGACCTTCACACCGGAGTGGAAAGACGGCAAGCCGAAGCGGATGGCCACGCAGGAGGAGTTTGAGCGCGGGCCGCGGATCGTCAAGTACATCCGCCTGGAGTCCTATGAGGATGCGTTGAACAACATCGAGTTCGACGACGCTTCGGGTCAGCAGGTTATCAAGTTCGAGGACTACCTGCTCAAGTACATGCTCAAGTGGGAGACGAAGCACAGCGCGACGCTCCTCAACATTGAGAAACTCGCCCGGCCATTCTCCTACAAACTTCTCATCCATGCCGACGGCCAGACGCAGGAGAAGGTGGCGGACGTGCCGGAGACATTCAACTACTTGCTGGGGCTGGAGGTTCAGACGCGCAAGGTCTATGACGACGACGGACGGCGATACCTGGTCTATCGCGGCCAGACGCGGGAGGGCCGGCAGGTGGCGGTCATCTGGCGCGAGACCGAAGGCTGGCAAAAGGAGGACTACGAGCGGGACAAGAAGTTCGTGGCCGAGCAGAAGTTGACGGATGGCGCGGACGAGGTCTTCATCAACGGCGATTCATTCATCCCGAACGCCAAGGCCCTGGAGCCGGTCTTCAAGGCCCGGATGTTCGCGCCGGTGGAGGCGTAGGCATGAGGATCGAGATTGACAGGGACGTGCTGGCCGATTTCTGCCGAAGGCATCGGATTCGGAAACTGGCGTTTTTCGGCTCGGTGCTTCGGGGTGACTTTGGCCCGTCGAGCGACATCGACGTGCTGGTGGAGTTTGAGCCGGGCACGCGTGTGGGGTTGATTCGGCTGGCAAGCATCGAGAATGAGTTAAGCGATTTGCTGGGGCGGAAAGTCGATCTAAACACGCCCGGGTGTCTGAGCCCGCATTTCCGTGAAGAAGTGCTGCGCGAAGCCGAGGTGCTCCATGAGCAGACATGACGACCGCACGAGCATGCTCCAGATGCTTGATTACGCCCGGAAGGCCCGGGCCATGGTCGCGGGGCGGCACCGCGAAGACCTGGACCGCGACGAGATGCTCCAGTTGGCTTTGACGCGGGCGATGGAGGTCATTGGGGAGGCGGCCGGAAGGGTATCCGAGACCTCCAGGAACAAACACGCCGAGATTCCCTGGCGCGACATCGTGGGGATGCGGAACCGACTGATTCATGGCTACGATGCGGTGGACTTGAACCTGCTGTGGGACACGGTAACGGCCGATCTGCCGCCGCTGATCGAGGCGCTGGAGCGAATCCTTCAGGAGAAGAAATGATGGCCAGACGGCGATCTTCTCCGGCCAGCAACGCGGCCGGCGCTTCCGGCGCAGCGCAGTGCGTCAAACTGGAGCAGCGGCTGGTCCTGCTGGCGTGGCTGAACGGCCTGTTCGGTTACAAGAGCAACCGCGACCTTCTGGCGGACATGAAGGAGGCGGGCGAAGGGTTCGACGCAGCGGGCCGCAGTTATGTCTATCATCGGCTGGAGGCCCGCGGGGCGAAGTTGAAGATTCCCCTAGCGGACCTCGCTTGCTACGACGACAACATCCGCGAGCACTTGCGGGCCATGAACGCCCGCCGGAGCGAGCCGGTCACGCTGCGGTACTTCCAGCACCTGGCGGCACTCTACACGGAAATCTTCCTGGACTGGTACTTCCACCGTCGGGGCGAGATGCTGCGGTCGCTCAACCGTTTCGTGGAGGAGCGTAACGCCTCGAAGACTGCCCCCGACCCGAAGGATGCGAAGTTCTCGGAATCGGACCTGAAGAAGCTGGCCTTCTGGATGGCGACCGGCAGCGGCAAGACGCTCATCATGCACATCAACTATCGGCAGTTCCTGCACTACAACGATCTGCCGCTGGACAACATCCTGCTGATTACGCCGAACGAGGGGCTGAGCGAGCAGCACATGGCGGAGATGGCGGCATCGGGCATCCCCTGCCGGCGGTTCGACCTGAACGAGAGCGGCCTGATGACGGCGGGGAAGGACGCGGTGCGAGTTATCGAGATCACCAAGCTGGTGGAGGAGAAGCGCGGCGGCGGCGTGAGCGTGCCCGTGGAGGCGTTCGAGGGCAACAACCTGATCTTCGTGGACGAGGGGCACAAGGGCAGCGGCGGGGAGGCGTGGCGGAGTTTCCGCGACGCGCTGGGTGAGACGGGCTTCACGTTCGAGTATAGCGCGACCTTCGGCCAGGCCCTGACGGCGGCGCGGAATGACCGGCTGACGGAGGAGTACGGCAAGTCAATCGTCTTCGACTACTCCTACCGCTACTTCCACGGCGACGGCTTCGGCAAAGATTTCCGCATCCTGAACCTGAAGGAGGAGACGACGGAGGATAAGACCGAGACGCTGTTGCTGGGGAACCTGCTGTCGTTCTACGAGCAGCAGCGGGTGTTCGAGGACCAGGCAGACGTCTTGCGGCCATACAACTTGGAGAAGCCCCTCTGGGTCTTCGTCGGCAGCACCGTCAACGCGGTCTATACAGAGGGCGGCCAGAGACGAAGCGATGTGTTGACTGTGGCCCGGTTCCTGCACCACGTCCTGGAGAACAAGCGCGACTGGGCCGTGAGGACCGTCAGGAATCTCCTGGAGGGCAAGACCGGGCTGGTCATGCCGGACGGCCGAGACGTGTTCGAGGACAAGTTCAAGTACCTCCGCGCAAAGGGCCTGACGCCCGAAGCGGCATACCGGGATGTCCTCGCCCGGGTGTTCCACGCATCGGCGGGCGGCGGCCTGCACATGTGCGATATCAGGGGCAGTACCGGTGAGATTGGCCTGAAGGCGAGCGGCGCGGAGGACTACTTTGGCCTCATATACATCGGTGACACCAGCACGTTCAAGAAGCTCGTGGAGGAAGACGACGCGGGAATCACCCTGGAAGAGGACGCCGTCGCCAAGTCGCTGTTCGAGGGCATCGGCGGATCTGATACCACGATCAACGTTCTGATCGGCGCAAAGAAGTTCATGGAGGGCTGGAACTCCTGGCGGGTCTCTAACATGGGCCTTTTGAACGTGGGCCGCCAGGAAGGTTCGGAGATCATCCAGCTTTTCGGGCGCGGCGTGCGCCTGCGGGGCAAGGGATTCAGCCTCAAGAGAAGCGCGGCGCTGGACGGCCCGCACCCGGAGCATGTAGGACTCCTGGAGACGCTGAACATCTTCGCGGTGCGGGCCAATTACATGGCCCAGTTCCGGGAGTACCTGGAGAAGGAAGGCGTCGAGACCGAAGGCGACGTGGTGCTGCCCCTTGAAATCCGGACGAACGAGGACTTCCTGAACAAAGGGCTCGTCGTGCCGCGCGTGCCGGAGGACAGGACTTTCGCCGAGGGGGCGGACATTCTGCTGGAGCCCGATCCGTCGGTGCGGGTCCGGGTGGACATGTCGCTCAAAGTGCAGGCCTTTGAAAGCGGCGACGAGGGGGTGACGGCCGTCGCGGTGCGCGCCGGACGGGATGTGCCCATCCCCGCCGACAGCCTTGACCTTGTGGACTGGCAGAAGGTGTACCTGGAACTCCTCGAATACAAGGAACGCCAGGGGCTGCGGAATCTGGCTATTCGACCGGAGACGCCCAGGGCGATTCTGGCAATGTCCGAGCCGGCCAGGCTTTACAGCCTTGTTGCGGACGAGTCTGTGGTCGCGCCGAGGTCGTTCGCCGACACCGCACTGTTGCACGAGGCGACCGTCTCCATCCTGCGGAAATACGTGGACCGGTTCTATCGCGTCCGGCAGGAGCGGTGGGATTCGGAACACATGGTCTACACCGAGCTCGACGAGGAAGACGCGAACTTCCAGGACTACACGGTCAGGATCGCCCGTGGCGAGGAGGAGTTGATCGCTGCGATTCAGAAACTGATCGAGGAGGCCGACAGCGTCTATCGGCAAGACACCCGGGAGTTGCCGAGCATTCACTTCGACCGGCATCTGTATCAGCCGCTGCTGGTCGAGCGAGGCGACAAGGTCAGGAGCGAGCCGCCCGGCCTCAACGAGAGCGAGCGCCGGTTCGTCGAGGACATGAGGACTTATTGCCGGTCAGAGAGGGACAAGTCCCTGGCGGACAAGGAGGTCTTCCTTCTGCGAAACCTGAGCCGCGGCAAGGGCATCGGCTTCTTTGACAAGCGTGGCTTCTACCCGGACTTCATCCTGTGGGTGAAGGAGGGCTCCGTACAGCGGATCGTTTTCATTGAGCCGCACGGCATGCTGCACGCGGAGGCCTACGTGCACGACGACAAGGCGCGTCTCCACGAATTCCTGCCGGAACTGGCCAAGGCAATGGGGACACGGACGGCGATGAAGAACGTCGTGCTCGACTCGTTCATCGTCTCGGCTACGCCCTACGAGGACCTTCGCCTGAGATACGACGACGGCACATGGGATCGGAATCGCTTTGCGGAAGCCCACATCCTGTTCCCGGAGCGCTCAGCGCAGTATGACTACATCCAGCTCATCGTTCGGCAGCAGAACGCCTGAGGAGTGGTGAACCGTTCATGCGAGCCAAGGCCAAAGCGACATTGCGAAAAGCCATTCTTCGCAGCCTGCGAAGGCAAGGCTATGTTGTGCATGATGGCAGGGTTGGACTGCCGGAAGACACGACCAAGGACGACCTTCGGCGTGTCAACGAGATGGCCTGCCTGAAGAAGCGCGAGGAGGCGCGCCTGCGACTCGCCGGATATGAGGATCGCTTGCTGCAACGCATCGCATCAGGACCGGAAGTAGTCCCTGAGAACGTCTCGCCTAGGTTAGTCCTGGTGAAAAGTGATTCGGAGGATGAGCTGCTATTTCGTTACGTCTGCCTTCACTGGAGCATTCCGGTCTCATCCGGCTACGGTAGGCGTCTTCGCTTTCTAGTGGAGGACCAAAGCAACGGCAAAGTGATCGGTCTTCTTGGGCTTGGCGACCCGGTGTACTCACTCCGAGCGCGCGATCAGTGGATAGGTTGGAATGCCACCACGAAGAAGGAACGCCTTTACCACGTGATGGACGCCTTCGTATTGGGCGCAGTACCGCCGTATAGCAGCCTGCTGTGCGGGAAACTCGTGGCCATGCTTGCGATGTCGAATACGGTCCGCAAAGCGTTTCGGGACCGGTACGGCGGACGTGAGACGCTCATCAGTGGGCAGGTGCGCCGGCCCTACCTAGTCCTGATTACCACGACGTCCGCCCTTGGGCGATCCTCTTTATACAACCGCATTCGCGTTGACGGCATTGACTACTGGCACCGCGTCGGGACTACCGAGGGTTGGGGGGAGTTTCATTTCTCGAACGGCGTCTACGCTGACATCCGCGCGTATGCTGAGCGGTGGTGCGAGGCGACAGCTAAGAAGGAGCCTTGGGGCAATGGCTTTCGCAACAAGCGCGAGGTCATCAGGAAGGTCCTTTCTAGGATCGGGCTATCCACTGACCTGCAGAACCACGGCATCCAGCGCGAAATCTACGCCGCTCCGCTCGGCCATGATGCGTTGGCGTTCTTGCGTGGCGAGACGGAGCAGCCGCGATTCTTCAATATGACGGAGTCTCAGATTTGGAACGTATTTCGGCAGCGATGGTTCCTGGCGAGAGCGGAAAGATGCCCCGAATTTAGGGCCTTTGACCGTGAATGCTACCGACTATGGACACCTCAGCAGCGGAGGACAAAGTAATGGCTGGACCGCCTGATGCCCCTGGTTTAGCACGCCCCTTCGCTGACTTGCCTGCCGGCCTGGTCGAGGAGGTGCTGGCAGGCGCGACGCAGGTGGGCACGCATTTGCTTGGCGACTTCACTCGCATGAAACAGGAGAAAGCCGGCCTTCGGAAGAAGCTCGAGGATGTGCAACTCATCGGCCACGAGTCCGACCTACCCAGCCCGCATATCCCGACGACCTGTGCTGCGGACGGCTCGTATGCCGTCGAGCGATTGCTGGCCGCTGACCTCGCGGCTGCTGCAGCCGTTGCCGTGGAAGGACTCACCCCGCCCAGTGAGACGCGGCACTGGGACGTTCCCCACCACCGAACCTTCGTGCGAGCGGAGGTCCACCACGACGGGACGCAGACAGTTCTCAGGGCCGTGATGCTGGGGCGCGAACTTGAGTTGGCGGTTGCTGCCCCACATGATCTGGTGTTGCTCGACATGACCTTGGCCCTTCCAGTGATCTACTTCAACCAAGCGTTTGCCAAAGCCAGTGAAATCACCAAGGAATTGGGGGCGGATGCTGTAGCGTGCGTGAGTGAGTTCCAGCGGCACGGGCTCGACTTCGTCAGGCACTACCGAGACATCTTGAAGTGCCCACGGTCTGATAAGGCTTACGCAGGGCTTCCCAAGTACGCCACGAGGCGGGAAGTAGGCGAGAGGGCCGGGTGGCCGTCGCATCACGACGACCGTTCGCTACTCACGATGCTTCTGCGCCCGGGCGAGTTCACACGGCCCATGGCGATGTCGGACAGTGACTTCCACTTGCACACACCTGGGCCGAACGGCGCTGCGACCGACGCGCTGAAAGCCACCGCCGACGAGGTTGTGGCGGCGCTCAAGGACATCAAGGTGGTCTATTACCGCCCGCATGCATTCATTCCTGCATTGCGTGTCGAAGTGAGCTCCGCTGTGGCCGACAACCCGCACCGGTTGGCGATGGTCCTACGGGGTCTGAAGGAACAATCAGTAGGCGCATCTATGTTGGAGCCGTATCCACTTTACATGGCTGATCGAATGGCCAAGTCTCTGGCTGCGGCGATCCCGGCGTTTCGGCAGGTTGCCACCCAGCGAATTAGTGCTGAGTACGACGGCGACATAGGCGAAGTCTTCTTTGCCATGCATGGCTATCGAAGCGAAGGCGGCCGGTAAGGAGTGTGCCCATGACAGCGAATCCTGGTCTCAAGCAACTTGACGCGGTCATCGCTCAGACTGAGCGCCTCGGCGTCATTGGATCGCCGTCACGCACGTCCGAGCTCGCCGTCGACGTGGTCGGGACGGCTGTCGGCCGCAAGTTGGTCGGCGAGCTTGCCATGTTCCCGTTTCAGCAGGACGGTGTTCCCCATTACGCGCTCGGTCAGATCACCGAAATCGAGCTGAGGAACGTCTGGCATGAGGACCCGACGATGCGGTCCCTGATTCGTCAGAGGGGAAAGGTCGACGCCGTCAGTGAGCGCCAAGACACGCACCTCGGTAAGATGACGATAAGTGCGGTGTTCAAACACATCACGATGCAATTGGGCACGTCTGGTACGCCGGGTGGTGCAAGTTACGAACCGAGCATCATGGGCACCGTCCCCCCTACGGGGACAACCATCCACCTCGTGAATGACGATGTCCTCGAAACGGTCTTGCATCGGTATAAAGACCAGATCTTCTACCTTGGTCATGTCTACGGCTCGACGCCAAGGCTGCCCCTCTGGTTCAAGCATTTTGACAGAGGGCCCGACGGGGCCGGGGAGGCGTACCATATCGGCATCTTTGGCAAGACCGGCAGCGGCAAGAGCGTATTGGCCAAGATGGCGCTGTGTGCTTACATGCGGTACAGGCACATGGGGTTGCTCATCCTCGACCCTCAAGGGGAATTCGCCAAGGACTTCAGGGGAGGCGGCAGCGGGGAAATGCGCATTCCACTTGCGGAGGTCGCCAAGCAATTCAACAAGCAGGTTGTCGTGCTTTCCGTTCGCAACCTGGTGCTGGATCGGTGGGAACTGTTCGAGGAGATTCTCTTTGAGAGCGACTTTTTCCAGCAATTGACGATGCCAAAGGGCGACAATCGACGAGACGCGTGCGCCAAACTTGCCGACGAACTGCGCAAGAAGAAGGTCCGGTTGGAGGACCTTCACGGCCGTGCCGCCTTCAACACGGCCTGGTCTATCCTTGCCGACGCGAAGGTTCAGCAGGTGTTCTATCGCACCGCCGCGAGTCGCGACCGGTTTGAGTCGGCTCGCGCCGATGCTAACCCCAACGATTTCTTCCAGTACCAATGGCAGCCGGTCACGGCCTTGTTCGACAAGTCACGGAAGAATGCCAAGACAGTCGAGGATGCATTGAACTGGCTCTTGGACCTGAACCCACAGGGCGGGGTCCGTCCGATCCTGGTAATCGACCTTTCAAGGGAACAGGCTCACGGGCTGTTCTGGACGGACATGATCCAGTCGCTGGTTATTAAGCGACTGCTGGATGGCATTACGCTTACCGCGGAGCGGCGGTTTCAAGAGGGCCACGAAAAAGGGCTGAACACGTTGGTGCTCATGGACGAGGCGCACCGCCTTGCACCGAGGCAGTTACCCGAAAACGGCAGCGCGGTTGCAGGTGTGCGAAGCGTCCTGATAGACGCTGTGCGGACGACGCGGAAGTACGGACTGGGGTGGCTCTTCATCAGCCAGACCCTGAGTGCCCTGCATACGGAGATACTTCAGCAACTCAGGATTCAGTTCTTCGGGTTTGGTCTGTCCATGGGTCAAGAGTTCCAGGCATTGCGCCAGCTTGTAGGAGGCGATGATGCGGCCCTGCGACTGTACGGGCTGTTTCGTGATCCGCACTCCTCGTTTGACATCGCCAGCAGGCAGTACTCGTTCATGACCATCGGTCCGGTAAGCCCGTTGTCATTCGCGGGCACTCCCTTGTTTTTCAATGCATTCAATTCGGTTGAGTCGTTCCTGGCGACGAACAACCTAGACACCTGAGGCGAGGTGCGAAGCAAGTGCTGCGTGGGCGATGTCAAAGAGTAGAGCCCGATGAGGTCGAGGAATCCCATGGCCCTGGACTATGAGACCATCCGACGGGAGAACGAGAGGCGCTACGGAACGGACATCGGCCGAATCGGGAGTCTCGCCGGGCGGGTTAAACTGGACCACTTTTCCTCTGATCTCTATACCTCACGCGGGCACCGCGTTGCAAGTCTCATCATCGCCAGGATCCTCGGGCCTGCCCTTGCCCCTGTTCTTCAGTCGGTAGCTTTTGCCGGTGATGGTGATGACCTCGGCATGGTGCAAGAACCGATCGAGGATGGCCGTGGCTGACGGAACATCGCCGATCAGCTTGCCCCAGTCCTCCAGTGGGCGGTTGGAGGTCATCATGGTGGAGCGGTTCTCATACCGCCGCATGATGATCTCGAACAGGTATTCTCCGGACCGTTTCGGCAACTGTTTCATACCCATGTCGTCCACGATCAGCAGATCGGGCTTGAGGTACTTGGCCAAGACCTTGTCCTCGCCGCCCAGGGCCTCGTCGTGCAGGAAGTCGCGGACCACGTCGAAGATCGAGCGGTACAGGACGGTGTAACCGACCTTGATGGCCTGGTAGCCGATGGCCTGGACCAGATGGCTCTTGCCGGTGCCCGGCGGCCCGAGCAGCAGCAAGTCGCGGCGCTCCCGGATGAACTTGCAGGTTGCCAGTTCGTACACCTGCTTGCGTTTGATGGAGGTGTTGAACTGCCAGTCGAAGTCCTCCAGGGTCTTGGGCTCGCGGAAGTCGGCGGCCCGCACTCGACGGGTCAGCAGGCGATCGCCGCCACCACGGCCGGTTCATCGTCTTTGATCTTCGACTCGTACCGCTGCGTGGATCGGGGCTGGTCAACGGCCCGACACGCCCGCCGCTGCGAGGCGTCGAAGCACTCCTGCAGGTGCTCGACAGCCTCCCGGCGGCGTGCCGGACTTACCATTCCCCCTTGGCCACCTCCTTGAGCATGGCGTTGTCCAGGGACAGGTCAGCCACCAGCTTCTTGAGCCGGGCGTTCTCGATCTCCAGCTCCTTGAGCCGCTTGGCCTCAGAGGCCTTCATGCCGCCGTATTGATTCCTCCATCGATGAT